GACCCTCGACCTGATGTATTTGATGCTACAGCTCGAAAGATGGAATCACAAATATTTACCCAAGCTGAGAACGACTTAGATAAGTTGGTAGATAAAATGATTAAACAAGCAGGATTTTAGATGTTTGCAGTAATAGGAAAAGAAATAGTAACAAGATTACAAGCAACAGCAGCTTTTACAGCAGCTAATGGTAATAACAAGGTTTTTCCAGTTATTATACCACAAGGTGTATCTTACCCTTGCTCTACGTTTGAAATAACTAACGTATCGAACTTTTTATCTAAAGGTGCTTCTCTTAACTCGTGTGATGTATCAATTCGCATCGCTTGTTTTGCAGACACCTATGGTGCAACATATAACCAAGCCAAGGCAGCCGTAGAAGCCTTAGACTTGTTCGAGGTGACTTATACTGAAGATAGTGTAAGCTACACAGCGAAATTCAGATTTCTTGATTTAGACGATGACTACTTTAAGACTCCTGAGAAATTCTACAAAAACGTAAATTTTAACTGTCTAATAATTAAAAATTAAATAAAAATGGCAATTCAAAACGCAACAAACGTAGCAATTAGAGTAGGTGGTAGAACAGATGGTAATACTATCGCTTACGCTACATCAGCTTCTCTTTCTGTTAATATGGATCTTCGTGATACTACAACAAAATCAAGCCTAGGTTGGCAAGAAAACTTAGGTGGTCTTAAATCTTGGGAAATGAGTGGAGATGCTTTTGTAGAATTAAGTGCAGCAACAGCAACAGGTAATGACCCTTTTAAAGAAGGAACTGAAGTAAATTCAACTCTTAAAAATATATCAAGTCTTTATGCTACTTGGGCAGCTGGACTAGCTGTAACTGTAGCTTTTGGTAATGATACTAAAGAGTATTATGGTTCAGCTATAATTACTTCTATCTCAATAGACGCAGGAATGGAAGAAAACGCAACTTATTCTATCTCTCTTCAAGGTACAGGAGCATTAACTCAAGCATAGTATTAACTTTTAAATCCATTAATTATGGCAATCAAAAACGCATCGGATTTATTGGTTTACACTAAGACAAGTGCAACTAAACAAGTTACAAGGATTAAAGCCTTGACAAATGCTCCTTTTTCTGTTTGGTCATCACCATCTAAAAAAGGTGTAAAAGTTAATAATATCACTCAATCAAATGGTGTTATTATAAATGATCACGCAATAGATATTTCCTCAAATGCTGGCGCAAGTATAGTTGAAAATGCTTACTTTTCTACTCATTATAGTACTATAGGTACTACTCAAACTGATGGAGATTATACTTACAGAGATTATGAAAATGGAGCTACAGGCATAGTCCCTACATTAGAAATAGTTAGTGGTACAGGTACATTAAAAGATAATGCAATTATCATAGAAATAATTACACCTGGCTCATCAGAAATATTTGACCCTGTGGCATTTAGTACATCAGCTTCGTTTAGTACAAATATGGATTTGAGAGATGTTACTACAAAAGATTCTGAAGGATGGTCTGAATCAGTAGGTGGTTTAAAGTCTTTTGAGGTATCTACTGAATTATTACAAACACTTAATCCTGACCATCCTATAGATGGAACTGACTTTATTAATAAATTAAAGGAAAGAAGTTTAGTCAATGTGTCTTTTTCTGATAGAATTAGAAATATATTAATTAATAACACAGTCGCTGCTGCCCAAGATGGGTTTACTCTTAATACAGCAGCTGAAACAACAGGACAAAGTGATCCATTTAGTGGAACAACTGCATCTTTTATTACAGCAAGTGCTACATCTGAATCTAGGCTACAATGTAGTCTTTCAGCTAGTAGATTAGAGGATAAAAAACTTACTTGGTCTTTTTATGTAAAACAAGGCTCAACAGGTATAGCAACAATCCGAATACTTAATGTAAGTAGAGATGATTATACTGCTAGAATAATAAGTGGAAGTGGAAGTATAGCAGCTTTAGGCTCAGAATATTACAAAATAACAGGATTAAATACGAATTGGACAAGAATAGCAATAGAATTTAAAAACCCTATTGATGTTACTTCAGGTGAAAGTTTAGTTGAGTTTAGACTTTATCCTGATGTATATAATTCTCAAACAACATCAAAAAGTATATATACATCATCTTGGCAGTTTGAACAAAGACAAAGTGTAACAGATTATCAAGATCCTACAAAAGTAAATCGTTGGCAAGGAGACGCACTTGTAACATCTGTTAGTTTTGATGCAGGAGTTGAGGATAATTTAACTTGTTCGGCTACATTTACAGGTACAGCAACTAACACTTATAACACTTAAAAGTATAGTTCATAAATCAATTAAATTAAAAAAGGTAACAAAAAATGAAAAAGGTAGAAATAGGTGGTCAAGAGCGACCAATTAGATTTAGTTATTTAGCTTTAAAAGACATTTGTAATAAGTGTGGTTTAAAGTTAAACGAAATGAATCAACTAGGATCGGAGATAGACCACATTGGGATTATCGCTTTTTATGGCTTAAAGTATGGTGCTAAGAAAATAGGAGAGCCATTTAAGCACAAGATAAGTGATATTGAGAACTGGTTAGACAATGAAGATTTTTCTAAGATAAATGAAATCTTTGAAGCTTTCCAACTAGACCAACCTCAAAGTGAGGGAAAGTAGTTGAGGGAGAGGAAGTCGACAAACAATCGGGTGAAATCAATTGGGATAAACTCGAAGAAATAGCTTTAGGTAGGATGGGGATGAGTTATGATGAACTTTATAACTCTACCCCACGAAACTTCAACAACAAGTTAATTGGTTTTAATGCTTATCAAGAGCAATTAATGCAAGATAATTGGGAAAGGACTAGAGTTATAATTCATTCTACATTATCGCCACACACTAAAAAGAAATTAAAGCCAAAAGAACTACTACCTTTCCCTTGGGATGATAAACATAAAGTCAAAAAACAAATTGCTACTAAAGAGCAAATCCAAGAGGCACTTAAAAAATACGAAAAAATAGAACCTAAAAAAATCTAGTTATAAAATGGGTGGAGTTAAAACTATATCGATAATTGTAGCTGCTAATATCAAGGGCTTAGAGCAAGGTCTTGGTAAAGCAAATAAATCAATAGCAGGTTTTGCTTCTAATGCAGCTAGATTAGGTTCTATGCTATCTTTTGGTGTTACAGCACCTTTAGCTGCTATGGGTAAACAAGCCTTTGATACATTCTCTAAGTTTGAGGATGGGATGGCAAAGGTTAGAGCTGTAACTGGTGCTAGTGTAGACGAATTAAAAGCCTTAGAAAAAGAAGCTAAAGTATTAGGTTCTACCACTAGATATACTGCTTTACAATTTGCTGAGTTACAATTAATTTTAGGTCGTAAAGGGTTTAATCCTAGGGAGATAAATAATATGACTAAATCTGTTGCTGACCTAGCTTTAGCAACAGGGGAAGATTTATCTTTAGCAGCCGAAACAGTAGCAACTTCCATTAACGCATTTAACTTAGAATCAGGTGAGGCAAGTCGAGTAGCCAACACTTTAGCTTCAGCAGCAGCAAATTCATCAATTCAACTTAGTACATTTGCAACAGCCTTCGGTCACGCAGGTGCTTCAGCAAATGCTGTAGGAATGGATCTTGAAGAGTTGGCTGCTATGATGGGTGTCTTAATGGACAATGGTATTAAGGCGTCTAAAGCAGGTACAGGACTTCGTAAGATATTTATGAAGTTGCACGAAGAAGGTACTGATTTCACAGAAGTTTTAGATTTAGCGACTCAAGGTCATTTAGGCTTAGAGAGAGCTATGAAATTAGCAGGTGTAACCTCGGCTAACCAATTACTTATATTAGCTAATAATAAAGATGAGGTAGCTAGGCTTACAGAGGAATACAGAACCAATAAAGGTGCTTTAAAAGAGATGACCGACTTGATGGGTAAAACCACGGAACAAAAAGTCGCTATAATGAACTCTGCTATTAATGCAATGAATATGGAGATTGGGGCTATGTTAGCAGAGTCTTTAGGTCCTATGATTGTTAAAATAACAGAATTAGCATCATCATTTCAAAACTTAGCTCCTGAGACTAAAGATATGATTATAAAGGTTGCTGGTATAGCAGCAGTAGTTGGTCCTTTATTAATGACTTTAGCTTTATTTGCAACAGCTATAGGTGCTGTTAGCACAGCTTTTAGTGTTTTAGGTGGTATAATACCATTTTCTATAGCAGGAATGAGTGCTTTTGGTATATTGTTAGGTGAGTCTGTTGTAGCTGCATACGCTTCCGCAGGGGCTATAGGTGCGTTATCAGCAGCTTTTGAAGTTCTTACAATAGCAATAGCAGCAAATCCACTTGGACTTTTAGCAGTAGCAATTGCCGCAGCAGGAGCAGCATTTTGGGCATTTAGTTCAGATGTCGATTCAGCATCTACAAGTGTAGAAGGATTTAATCCTGTCGCAAAAACAGCAGCAGAACGATTATCAGAAATTAATAGACAACTAGATAACTTTGGTAAAAGCAGCCTTCAATTAACTTCAGAAGAGTTACAAAACAGCATAAGAAAGACTAAGGAAGAAATAGAAGAAATAGAACAACTTACTAGAGGGTTCTTATCTTCTAAAGGACTTACTGGTGGTCAAATAGAATCATTTTTACAACAAGAAGAATCTTTAATAAAACTCAAGAAGTTATTAGGTGAATATGAAAAAACTTTAGATAGAGTTAATCGTAAAATAGCTGATCCTGGAGGAAAGAAAAAGTTTGTACCTCTTGCCGACCCTGAAGTTGACGAAGATGCAGATTTTGAAAATCTTTATGATGATTTTGCAATCGAGCCTATTGAATTAGAGGTTCTTATCCCTCCTTCTGCTGAAGATAACCTTCTAACTTTCGGAGAAAAACTAACCGCAGGAGTTGATAGTTGGGCAAGTAAAATAAGTGGATTTTTTGATAAGTGGGGAGAGGGTATAGGTATGATTGGAGATATATGGGGTCAAGCGTTGAAAAATCAAACTATAGCACTAGAAAATTCCCATAATAGACAATTAGTTGCCATAAACAAGTCTCAAATGACTGAAGAGCAAAAGGCAGACGCTATTCAGAATTTAGAAGATGAGACTGCAGAAAAAAGAGCTGCAATACTACGCAAACAAGCAATAGCAGAAAAAGCAGCGGCAATTACTTCAGCAATAATTAATGGTGCACAAGCTATGACAAAGGTTTCTGCACAAACAGGTATAGCAACATTTGCATTTAGTCCAATTATTGCAGGTTTAGTAGCAGCACAAATAGCGACGATAGCAGCCCAACCGATTCCTGCTTTTGCCGATGGTGGTATTGTAAGTGGACCGACACTAGGTTTAATGGGTGAATATTCAGGAGCAAAAGCAAACCCTGAAGTAATAGCACCTTTAGATAAATTAAAATCTATAATAGGTGGTAGTGAGTCACAAACAATTATACCTGATGTAAGAATATCGGGTGATGATTTATTGATTGTATTTGATAGAGCTAATAGAAGAAAAGCTAGAAGATAATGGCATACGCAAAGTATAGACACAGCACAATTAAAGGAGAGAAGGGTACGACTTGGTATGTTGAGCTTTGGAAAGATGGTTTCTCAGGTACGAGTACTGAAATGACTTTAAGTGGTGAAGGTTTTGAAATTACTTGGAATGGAAGTGGGGGTACAAGAGAAAGAGTTTTTTTAGGTTCTGAGTGCGTTTTAAACTTAATGGTTTTAGACGATGATGACGAGACAGACTTATACGACATATTAGATAGTGGGTTTAAGAAATATTTTATTAGAATTTACAAAACCACTATTAGCGTTCCTAACATTTGGTGGTATGGATGGATTCAACCATCTTTCGATACTATAGAAAATGCTCCTTACCCATACATTTCAAAAATAACAGCAACCGATTCATACGGATATTACGAGAAACAACTTTTCTCTACTTTTACTAGCGACACCGAAAAAGAAGACAATCACAGTATAACTAGCATATACCTTGATTTCATTAAAAATATGGAATTATCATCGGTTAATTTAGTTGAATACCCATTACACAGTAGTAAGTGGGTTTTATTAGACGGAGATTCTATAAATTCATCAACTGGTGTCTTAACTATTGACGGAGCAACTGGAACTAGAAAGCCTCTTTCTTGTGAAGGTGATACTTTTGAGGTTGGTAAAAATTATCGTTTAAAGATTAGGCTACTTTCTTACACCAATAATGGAGGTAGTTTATCTTTAGTAGATGGTGGAAGTGGTCAAACCTTCGGGTATCTTAATAACTCAACAAGCACGAGTCAAACTCAGTATTTTGATTGGACTCAACAATCAAATTCAAGTGGGAACGGACTTCATTTTTATACTAACAGTAATTTTAAAGGTACTATAGTGGATATTTCAGCTTACGCAATAGACGAATTACCTGCTCCACCTCCTGCTGCTTCTACTGGTATTATAAAAAGTGCGTTAAATTGGCACACTATTACAGATACTTTACATACTACAGATGATGGTTTAAAATACTTTATTTGTAAAGGTGCTTTTGCTAATAACACAAACTTTCCATTTGAATATAAAGAATTTGATGCTTTTAAAGAATCACTAAAAATATTTAACACAGTAGGTTTTTTAGCTGAAGGATCGTACTACTTTATACAACCTAACCACTATATAGGTAACACGACAGGTTCTAATTCTTTTTACAGGTACACCAACACAACAACCCCACGAACTGCTATTCCTTCTGCTACTTCAGAAACACATCTTTGCGAAATAAACCAATCGACTAATGTACTTTTAGGAGGGTCTAGTTTTACTTACGAAGCTCCGTTTAAATCGGTTAGTGTAATTTATTCAGGAGGGTCTTTTACTTTACCTCAAGGGGCTGATATTACAGACGATGGTACTGATGCTAGTCTAAAATATACAGGTCAGATTGTAGCAAATCAAACATATACTTTAGATTGTTTTTTACAGCACTCAGACAAGACTACAGGGTCTAATATAGATTTTGAAGAATCATCATCAGCTTGGAAAATTTTTCCAGGCAGTAATAGTTTTCATTATGCTTTAACAATAAAAGCAACTTCTTCAGCAGGTGATAAATACTTATCTGTGGACTCTAATGGTGATTTATCTTGGGGTACAAGTGTAAAAAAATTAGTTTTTAAAAGAGGATTAGAATATCAGTCTCTTTTCTCAGGGTCTCAATACACCTATAATGAAGATTTTAACAATGAATCAGTAATTGGTTCTGTTACCCCTACTAGTATAACTCAAAATACAGATGGAAATCCTTGTGGTCTTATTCCTTTTCAAGTTCTACCCTCTCACACAACTAGTGTTGAATTTTTTGGTCGTTTAAAATTTATAACAACTTTACCCGAACTACCTAATACTAGCGAAATATTTATTAAGTGCGAGGGTAAGGTATTAAAACGACAACGAAATATAAATAATCATAGAATCGTTGAATACTTTAATGAAAATATAGTAACCAAGGAAACTACTGTGGGTGGTATTAGTTTAGAGGTTGAGGAAACATCTTCTTTAATATCTAACGAACAAAAATTTACTGAAACAAATGCTAGTTCAACTGCTATAGAAAACTACGAATTAAGTTCTGTTGCTGTAGGAATCAATCAAGCTGACACAACTTTTGGTCTTACAGATGTAGATAAAAATAGTATAACAGATTTATTTGAAAGAGGAACAGATGTAGCAGGAGCAGAAAACTTTACAAGACTTTTAACAAAAGAGTTTTTAGAATTACAACAAAGTCCACTTCAAATATTACAAGGTAGTATTCAAAGTGCTAACATATCTCCTATAGATATAGTTAAATACAAGCTAAATAGCGATGATACAAATGCTAAATACTATATGTTCTTAGGTGGAACATTTAAAGCTAGTAGTGAGATTATGGATGGAGAATGGTTTAGAATAAAAGGAGATTAGTTATGGCTAAAAGTTTAGAAAGATTATATGGTGATGTTTCATCAATAAATGATGGGTTAGTAGAGCTTAGTAATAGATACGCAACTAACTTAAAAGAACAAGCGTATGGTGTTACTTCTCAAGAAATATCTAATGTTGATGGTAGTGGGAATCCTTTAGCACTAAGCACTATAACTCTTGAGAATGATATGAAAGGTAGAATACTTAGGTACTCTAAAGTTGTCCTTACCTTTCCTGATGGGTCTCATCCTTTAGTGATACCTAATGAGTTTGGTAATCAACCAGCAGGTGGTTATGAAAATGACTTTATAGTAAAGGTTGATCCAATAGGAGCAACAGTCTATCCAGGGATAACTTATCCTGTAGGTTCGCTTATATTAAGTTTGGATTACGAGGCTAACACTGTTAATGCAGCAGCAGGTGATGGTGGTGGTTCAGGTGTAACGGGTGGGTTTTGTGTCCAATATGATTTTGGTGGTAAATTATCAGAAACTAGCTTATCTGGTAGTGGTGGTGGTAATGAGAGTTCGAAGCCATTTACTTTCAATCCAACTACAGGTGAAGTAGAAGCTACTAAATTTAAAGGAGATGGATCGGGTTTAACTAATTTACCCGCTGCTACAACTCCTGGAGGCTCAGATACGCAAGTACAATTTAATGATGGTGGTGCTTTCGGTGGTGATAGTGACTTAACATTTAATAAGACTACTAATACATTAACTACTCAAAAAATAGATTCTTTTTGGTTAAGAGGTAATAATGTTGGTAATATATATGATTTAGAAGCGTACCTTACTGCTGTTGATTTTTGTATGAGTGATAGAAATGATACAGCTCCTTATAGTAGAGGTGTTGCAAATGGTGCGTCAGCTCAAATTGATTCTTCAATATCATCATTATTTGCTACTTTTCAAGTACCTAAAGGTTATGAGGCTACTCACGTACAAGTATATGGAAGTTCATCATCATCTACTTTTAATGTTTATGCTTGTAGTGTTGAAAATGGTACTGCTACAGCTATAACAAGTTCACCATCAGTTAATTCAAATCAAGCCTTATCTACTGCATTTTTAGGATCACCTAGTAAATATTTAAGCATAAAATTCACTCCAGGTGCAACAACTAGAGCAGTTTACGGAGCAAAAATAACATTAGCAAGAGTATAAAAAGGGAGGTTGATTGTAGTGTATCTTTTCGCTACCTTTTCGATAGGCTACTTTCACTCCCTTTAAATTAAATTAACAAAATAAAGTAAAGTAAAGTAATGCAAGTGACAATAGGATTAATAGAGTTGATAATATCAATAGTTGTATTACTCTCAACAGGCGTAGGTGTTTGGACGAATCTACAAACTAAAGTAACTAAACTTTCTTCTAGGGTATATCACTTAGAGCAATCTGATAACGAATTAAAGGTTATCTTAGCAGATATATCGACTAAGTTACACAAGATAGAATTATTGTTAGCTGCTAATCAAATCAAAGAGAAATGAGACTAAGTAAAAACTTTGTGTTATCGGAGATTACTCGAAGTAACACAGCCAAAAGACTTGGAATAGATAATGAACCGACAAAAAAAGACTTGGAGAACTTGCAAAGGATTGTTACAAATCTTTTACAGCCTGTTCGTAACCATCTTGGTCCTATCAGGATTAGTAGTGGTTATCGTTCCAAGGAGCTTAATCGTGCGATTGGTGGGTCTAATAAGTCACAACACAGCAAAGGTGAGGCAGTTGATATACAATTTTGGAAAGAGGGTAAAATGTGTAATAAAGAAGTTTACGACTGGATTATAGACAATGCAGTTGAGTTCGACCAAATGATAAATGAATTTGATTTCTCTTGGATTCACATATCTCTTAAAAAATCTAACAACAGACGAGAAGTATTAGAAGCCTATAAAGATAAAGATGGCGATACTAAATACAGATTCGCACCTGATATAATTACATTATGATAAAGAATATTATTAAAAGTTTAGTAGGACAAGCTTCTACTATAATAGACGATGTAGTAACAACTGATGAAGAACGCTTAAAACTTAAAAATGAGTTTGAAAAGGTTATACAAGACCACGAGAAGGAAATGTTTGCTCTTGAGGTTCAAGATAGAAGTAGTGCTAGAACAATGTTTATTGACGATAGCATTATACAAAAGATATTGGCTATTATCTTTACTTGTGCTTATTTCTTTTTATCTTACACGATGTTTAAGTTCTTTGTGTTAAATACCCTAGAGCTTTCAGATTACGAGATAGGATTTGTTAGTAGTGTATTCGGTGCTATGTCAAGTAAAGTAAACACTATTATAGACTTCTTCTTCGGTGGATCGTCTAAGTCTAAATCTAAGTAAGATAAATTATGCCTTGGCTTCCTAAACCAAGAGATAGACGAACTAAGGCTGAAAAAAACAAGTCTTGGGGTGGTGACACTTCTTTTTACAGAAAGAGTGCCTGGAGGAAGTTAAGGAAAGTTGTATTAGATAAGAACCCTTTGTGCGTTCATTGTTTAGATAAAGATATAGTTAAACCTGCTGATGTAGTCGACCACATTGTGCCGATTAAGAAAGGTGGAGCTGAGTTAGACGAATCTAATCTACAAGGATTGTGTCACAGTTGCCACAATAAAAAGACATATTATGAAAATAGACAACAATAGATATAGGAGTAAATATGAAGAAGATGTTTGTTCTAAATTACATAAAAGTAAAGTCCCTTTTGAGTATGAAACTATTAATCTTTACTACGAGATTTCCGAACAGCGAAAATATATTCCTGACCTTATACTCCCAAACGGAATTATTATTGAACTAAAGGGAAGGTTTACCTCTAAGGATAGGAAGAAGATGTTACTGGTAATAGCACAGCACCCTGACTTAGATATACGAATGGTCTTTATGAGACCTAACAATAAGTTAAATAAGAATAGTCGCACAACTTATGCCCAATGGTGCGATAAGAATAATATAAAATGGGCTAACAAATATATACCTACAGAATGGATAAAGGAGGCAAAAAAACACCCGAAGAGGTAGCAGAAGAAATCTTCGGAAATTGGATAGTGGATTCTACAGATGATGAAGAAGAACAAGGAGAGGACTAATTGTCCTCTTTTTCTTTTCCTAAGTTTTCTATCTCCAAGTCAAGCATCTTTCTGTTGTGGTCACCAGTAGGCTTAGTCATATTCCATTCGTACTTAAACGGCTTCTTTTCCTCAAGCTCGATTAACTTTTGTAAATACACAGCCATATCCATCGCTTCTTCTTGAGCGTGTTTAAGCCAATCTAACTTACTTAAATCTTCTCGCTCCATCGTAGTGCCATATTTCTTTTTACCTACGTCAGAACGCTTTAAAATCTTAAAACAAACTTGTTCTTCTATGCTACTCATAATCTCTTTGGTTAAAATTTTCCACTTACAGTTCCGTTAGGCTTCTTTATAATACCTCCGAATCCATTATTCTCCTTTATACGATCCATATACTCATCGCAACAAATCGCTTCGGGACTAACTACCTTATCATCAACTACCTTAATTGAATAACTTGATAGCTCTTTAACTTCTTCGCACTTATTACATTTAAACTTTGCCATAACACTCGCTAAAGTACAAAAAAAAAGGACATCTACAAATAGACATCCTTTCCTTATTTCTAACCAAAAAACTTACGAACTATGCAAAAAAACGTAAGAACGCTCAAATATACAAAACTTTTCCTTTATCATACTCTAATAACGTAATATATTTGTAAACAAATTTGTTTCTTCCGAAGGTACTTGTCTCAGGCATTGTTTTCCAAATCCAACTATTAATTCTTACTTTGTTTAAATTAAATACTAAGACAGAATCACAATTAAAGAAGTTAATGTACAAGCCTTGAGAACCTTTCTCGTTCTTAGCCTTTCTTAATATCCTTTCGTACTTGTGCATCTCCAGTATTAAACCATCAGAATACCTACTCTTAGCTTCCTGTAAAGTAAAGTTTCTTTGTTTCATCTCGCAATAGAACTTCCTATCATCCCATTCGTAGGTAAAATCCCAAAAATCATACTTTCCCTCACAAGGGACACAATCAATTTTATACTTACTAGCGAATCGGTCTAACAAGTTTAGTTCTTTTTCAGTCACTTTTATTTAATTTAGTTAATATATCTAACTCTTGCTTGAGTTCTATAACAGCATTAGCCATCTCCATTTCATTGGCATTGGCTAAAAGCTTTTCTCTTTTATAAGCCATCATTTGTGTGTGTACCCAAGTAAATGCTAACGCACTTTCCTCGAACACCTTTAATCTAGGCTTTAACTTCTCAGCTTGTGGGTGTCCCTCAAATTGCTTCATCATCTTAATCACCTCGCTTTGATGTGCTATAAACTTATCGAGACTATTCATCTCGTCTAAATTCGGGTCGGCTTCTCGCAATAAATTAATTGCTTTTAGTGTAATTTGGTCGGGCATAGTAGTTTAGTAGTTTAAAATAGTTTTAGTCCATACACCATATAGGAGTCTTTTCTCCTACATAAGAATTTATGGTGTTGTAATTTAAATATTCAATCGCATCAGTTTCTGACATATCCTGATCAGACATAAGTATTTTAACGCACTTTTTGTATGAGTAAATTAACTTTTGTGATTGGTTACAAACACCTATTACAGCATCATCAAAACCATCAGCAATCATAAAATCTTCTAGTGCGTAAAATTCAAGTATTTCTTCTAGTTTATTCATAGCTTAAAATATATCGTTAGTTGGTCTTTTGATTATCGTCTCTTGTATCGGATCAATTAAAGTTCCGTTCTCATTAAGGTATCTAAACCTACGCAAACTATAAGAATAAAACAAACAGACAGGTGTAAGTTCAGGTGTAGGTACTCCGACTAACTTCTGAAACTTAATCTTCTGTGCGTGTATCTCAGTAACATTCCACTTCTCACTTTGAGGGTTACGATGGAACACAAGAAAGTTATCTGCCCTATTCCCAAACATAGCACCAAACTCTACATCACTCATATTCGGAGCAGGTCGAGTACCATCTTCGTTTCTTCTTCTGTTAGCTGCTGTACCAGGATGAACCACTAAGTAAAACATTACATTGTGACGCTTTATAAACCTTCTCACGTTACTTAAAGCATCATAATAGTAATCGTACTTACTCATCTTAGGTGGTGCTTTTAAATCGTTTAAAGGGTCTATAGATATACCATCTATCTCAGCTACTTGCAAGTACTCTTCAAACGACTCTAACACCTCATCGACAGTCGGTGTCTCTTCAAACGTAAGCACAGTAAAGTGGTCATAAGCCCATTCGATAGCTCTTAGATAATTATCTTGACTAATCCTTTCGGTAAAATCTTTGTCGGCTGTCTTACCACAATACATCTCAGCTATATCTATCATTAAATCACCGATAGGTTCGTTCTCAGGACAATACATCAACCACTTGTAATCGTAAAGCTTAGATGCCATCATCATTAAGAAAAGTTGTGTAGTGGTTTTTCCGATATTAGCGAACCCAGTCATTATAGTTAGCTCACCTTTACGGAAAGTGTAGTGAGGGTCTAAAGGTTTTATGCCTGTAGTAAGACCCTTTGTGTAACCATTAGAGTAAATGTCTTTACAATAATCGGTCACCTCTTGCTTGGAGGTTACTTTATAAAGAGCCATTCTAGTTCTTCATAGCATTTAATTGACCTCCTAAGTAATCAGAGTCGGGTAAGTCTTTCTTATTCCTTGAGATCCACCCTGAAGCTGCCATCTTCCAATCTTTCATTGGATTCTTACCTACTCGCCACCCTTGAGACTCGTAGTAAAAATAGAACCTTTCTCCTTCCTTCTTGTTGCTACCTTTCTCTAAGAAGAATGTTACAACCTCTTGAGTGGACTCAGGAATACTTCTTTTATTATCAATAGGTTCAGTTAAACTAATCTTATTACTAGCAACATCTAAACTAATATCGTTTTCATTTAACAACTTTAATATAGACTTGTGAACTCTATTATTTGGGTTGAGTTTATTGCCGTACTGAAACTCTATAAAACCTGTAAGAAACCACCTCCCATTACCTAGAACACAAACTCTCGCTTTGTCTTGGTTTATAGTTTGTAGAAACTTCCTTACATCAATCTCGCCTCCAATCAGCAACTCAAACATTCTTTTATTTGGTTTAAATATACCTGCGTGGTCACAATTATCGCAAATATAAATCCAAAATAACTTGTCAACTAAGGCTAGGTCTAAGTACCAATCCTCGTTCCACTTCATCGTGTCAGTAAATCTTTTTGCCATTTTCAATTTTCGTATTTCTTTGGTTAAGAAAAAAAGTAAAGGGGAGCCGCATAGACGACCAAGTTTATTTGTCTCCCCTTGTACAAGAACAACCTAGCCCATATTGCTTAAAGCTAGGATTTAATATGTAGCACTCACGCAGCCCACTCTCGTATGATATGCAGCGTTCACGTAGCTTGCTCACGTACTAAACTCTCCGAAACAAATTAAATCCAAAAACTCATAATAAGTAAAAAAAACGGAGAGCTATAATAAAAGGTTCTCAGGTTTGGTCTTGCAATATCGCACTCTGTAGCTGAGATTATAAGGGTTTAACAGTTAATCACCCACACCTTCGTTATTAATTAAAATGGTAAGTCTTCAGTAACTTTGTGAAATCCGTCAGCAGAAGCTGTTTCTGTTACTGGAGTACTAGACTCAGTAATCTTTTCACTAACTACTTTCCACGCACCAAGATCCGTGTACCATTTGTTGTTAAATTCTCTTGCATTGATATTAAAGAATACCTCTACAACTTGACCAACTCTATTGTAAGTCATAAAGTTTGCCGTTTTCTCTTCACCAAATACTGTGAAGTAAACATCTTTAGGGTACTCACCTTCTGTGGTGATAACAAACCCTAACTTTTTCCATTCCTTTCCCGCCTTAGACGTTCCAGTTTCTAATTTAGCGATTTTTGTAATCTCGCCTTTTAAAGATAAATCTCTCATCCTTTTCGTGTTTAGTTAAAATTAATAATTAAAATTGCTCATAATATTGGTCTACGACCTTTAAAAAAAATTCTCTTGCTTGGGGAGTCTTATTCATCTCATCAACACATAATCCTACAAGTGGACTCAGCTCCTCGTGGTAGTTTAAGTGAAACCTAATTTGAAACTCATCTTCGTTATCTGTTTCTACTACAGATACTATTACGCTTTCATTTGTTTCCTCTTGGATTGTCTCGTGACAAACGTCTATTCTATCTATCTTCATTGTATTCAAATATTTTTTTGATTAAATCAACTTTCTTACTTAGGTAGTTATTAGACTTTATAACCTTTCTTATCTTACCTGATACGCTATAATCTAAATCACTAACTGTATCTTTTAATACTAAACGTTTGAAAGTTCTAAAATCTTCATCATATTCACAATAAATTTTAAAAGTTTTTACAGAGTGTAAAACACTTGAGTGGTCACAATTAGTTAATGTACCTATATCACAAGCAGTTAAATCTCCATAAGTGTGTAAGAAGTATCTTAAACTGTGCTTTGCATTTATTATGTGCCTCTTTCTACTTCTACTCAATACTTCCTCAGGACTAACATTCCAGTAGTCACAAACTTTCGGTAGACACTTCAACAACCTTGTTCTTGCGTGTCTTGGTAAAACTTCACTTTTCATAATTCTTCGTGTATTACTTTAGTTTTTGGTTGGTTTAACATCTCCAGTAAGCTAACGTACTCTTGCCTACCTTGGTCTATAAAATTCTCAGTACATCTAAATATACCTACTTGATATGGCTCTTGTGTCTCTACTACAATAAATACAAATTCTTTTGCTCCGAAGCCATCTAAATAGAACGCAGCTTGTCTGTGGTAATTGTACCTATAAGCACTTTTTCTGAACTCACTAATTGGTTTGGAGGTAGTCTTAATATCTACTAACATATCGCCTCCATCAACA